AATCAAATTTACTACTAGGGGAAGTCGTACCTATACCAACATTTCCCCCGCTAGATATAGTCATTGCCACACTAGAGCTAGAGTCAGCAATAGATGAGTTACCTATCGTTCCAGAGGCTGTGAACTTGGCTAGTCTATTAGTTGTTCCTGATCCTCCAATACCTCCTCCACCTCCTCCAGTAGTAGTGTCTGCTACTGATAAAGTACCATTAGCATCTATTCTCAAAGCTCTTGTGCCGGGTGCTGAGGGAAGTCCTGACATCCTAACACCTCTTTGGAATCTAGCCCCCTCTAATACCGTTAACATTGAGTCTGGAGATGCGGTTCCAATACCTAAATTGCCACCAAGAGTCAATCTCATTCTTTCGACTCCGCTATTTTCCCATACGTGATCTATTGACCCTCTCGCATCATATTCAGCAAATCCATTTTCCATACTAATATTAAGATGCACACTTGGGGATGTTGTTCTGGTAAAGCGAGAAGTTCCGACTATTTCCAATCGCTCGCTTGGGGCAGTTGTATTGATGCCAATATTGCCGTTACTTAAAATAGTCATTGCAACCGAACTGCTAGAATCCGCAATAGATGAATTTCCAATAGTTCCAGAGGCGGTAAATTTAGATATTCTGTTTGTTGTTCCAGAACCACTAATAGTACCTGAACCAGCTCTAATAGCAGCAGCTGAGTCAGCTAGGACCGTTCTGGTTACATAGCCAAGTAAATTAGTAGAGGTCAACGAGTCCTTTCTACGCAAATAATAAGCGGATAAGGTCGCTGAGTCAGCCGATACGACTTGGCCAGCTTTTGTTATTCCATAGCCAGCCGCATTTACATAGTTGGCAAGCATTGATGTAGTATCTGCCTTACGCAAATAAGGTAAAAGCATTGAAGCTGTGTCAGAGATATTGATTTTTAAGGCCAGACCCGCTGTCAGATTAGACTGCACCGAATCGATGCCCTTCTGCCTCCATAAACGAGTAGAAATAACAGTAGTATCAATGGCTAGGGTTCCAGTTGTAGTAATCGTTCCCCCAGTTATGCCTGTGGCATTATTTGTGGCTACTGAACTAACAGACCCTTTGTTATTAAAGGCGGTCCAATCAGCCGAGCTTAAAGCACCTCTATTTGTAGCTGATGCAGTAGGCAGATTAAAGGTATGAGTAGCCGTTGATGATGCTATGTTAAAATCCGTACCAGATGTGCCAGTTACTAAATACTGAGCAGGGGCAGTAAGCCCATTTATTGCACCTATACCAGTTGTAAAGGTTGTATGCACCTCCCCAACATAGCCATTTTGTGTGTATAAAGTAACGGTCTTACCATTGGTATTTTGAATATAAAATTGAATAATAATACGATCAGTAACTGCCAAAGTTGTTGTGGGAATAGATACCGACCAAGTGTATAAATCAATAACACTACCGTTAGTAATTTGCTCAATAGGGGATGTGGCTATCGTTGTTATTGTAGAGCCATCCCACTTTTCTACTTGAACATATATCTCGGCATTATTAGAACCTCCGCCTGTTTCACTAAGATAGGCATCAATAGTCCAAACCCCAGCCGGAATTTGTAATAAACCAGGTTTGCCTGGGTCCGTAATAAAGTTGGCTATATTCCCAGTAGTAGCCCTTGTAAAGTTAGCAGCAGTTCCAGTATTGGCTGTGTCGCCTAACTCATACATAGTAAAGCCGCCAAAAGTACCCATTGAGACCCCACCATTAAAGTAGTAGATTTTACCACCACCACCCCCACCACCGCCTCCTGATCCTACCGAATCAATAAAGGCAAAAATGTGTGAACCACCTTTGACATAAAATATAGAATCAGACCCGGATTTTTTATAGACTTGGGTTACAAACTTATTAGTAGTATCAACTTTTCGCAGATAGGGAGACAACATAGAAGCCGTATCTGAGATGTTCAGCTTTAGGTTTATTCTATTCGATAAAGAGGTAGTATCTATAATAGTACCTCTCAGCTTTATCCATTGAGTACCAGTATAAGTATAAACACTTGAATCGGTAGTATTGTAAAAGATAGCCCCAGGGTTAGTAGAGCCGCCAGTCCTTAGACTTGGTGTAGTGCCTTTAGGTATGCTAAAGGTAGAGTCAAACATACCAGCTATCCATCGGTAGCGGCCATTGATGTTTGTATAGTTACTAGGAGCCTGAGCACTTGCCACAATGCTCAATGTCATAAGTAAAATAAGACTAAGGAATCGTATCATATACTATATTGATTATTTCGTTAGGGTTAAATGGGGAATTTACATCAAAAACTAGTTGCCCATTTGCAGCTGAATATCTTACCTCTCTGTAATCTAGTTGGATATCATTATTAGATCGGATAATGTCATAAGCATTGCCCTCTCTGGCCACCATTAGCATTTTGATATTCACTAATGAACTATCAGTAATGATATAAGTGCCAGCCGTTGGTGTGTATGACTTTTTAGTAATCATTAATTTTTCCACATAGCCCAGACAGTCTCGCCCGGATTAAAAGGTATATTTGCATCAAATGTAATCTTACCTAAAACACTATCAAATAAGGCCTCACGATTGGTAGGTGTGCCAGTAGTGATAGGGTCATAAATCAAGCCCTCTCTAGCAATAGCCAAAATCGTTTTACCAACCATTGTTTTGCCAGTAACCGACAATCCGTTGACATAATTTTGACCAGCTACCGTAGTCCAGTAATCTGAATCCACATCTGTAACAGATGGGCTTGCATCTACTGTGAAAGCACCGGTCCCGATGATATTTATCGTAGTCTGTACAAATGACTGCACATCACCAGTAATTGGCAAGTTTTGTATTAATGCCTGCCCCTCAATAGTTTTTATCTCGCCATCAAGATTGGTAAACTCAAACTGCCAATCCAAAACACTTGTTCTAACAGAATCTTGCAAAAAGTAAAATGGGCTGTAACGGTTAGAGTCGTTATTAGTAACCATGACCCCAGAGGCAGAGCCAGACCATTCAGTCCTCCTGACCCTCCTTTTAGGGAATAAGCCATCATTTACAGAGGTCCTGTTGATAATCTCATTGCTCATTTCAAACGAGCAAGACTTAGCACAAAAAACAGGATAATAGGCATCATTAACCTTTATCGAGGCTATCATGCTGGACCCCCTTACTACTTTACCATCGTTCATTCTTGAATATATTTGAACGAATGACCCTCATAAGACTTAGAGATTGTAGAATCTACAACCTCAATCATATAAAGACCCCATTCGCAGTTATCGGTATCCTGCTCGTAATGTAGCAGCTTAAAGCCTTTGTTTGTGGTAGCTGGGTGCGCATCTTTTTGCCTATACAAATGTAACAAATCTGGCAAATCTGGTTCACCATCATAAGTCTTGTCTGTATCTAATCCATCCACAGTAGCCTCAAAGGCTGTAAAAACCCTGTTATATTGATTCCAGACCGCTTGGTTCTGATGTTGGCCATAAGGTAGCTGATCCTCTTGAGGAGGGCTACCTTGAAACTCTATTGAGTCGTAAAAGTTGCCAGATAGCAAATAATTGAAGCCCTTAATAGTTGTCGAAGCATCAGTTTCACTTACTGTTGGCTCGGCAAAGGTTAAGATGGTCTTATTAGGGATAAGTGAGTATTCTACTGCAACGATGCGATACTTGCCATTATTTAAGCTAGTATTGCTTACCTCAATATAGTCGTTGATGTTAAAGTATGGGGTATAAAAGCCATCTAAATTAACCCCATTGCCAGCCGCAAAGACTGCATTGCCAGAATACAAGGTTTCCCCTAACTCTGTCAAAAGCAAAGCCCCTTTCATTTCAATTCTGGGAGCATCCGACATAAACACCGTCTCATCCCTGACAGCCATGTTATCTACCTGTTGCTCAGAAATATGCTGCTGCCCTTTATATTTAGCATAAGAACCATTTACGCGAGGGGTTAGGTTTATGCTTAGATTGTTAAAGTAAATTGGGGCAAATATGTTAAAGTTGACTGCCAAACGAACCCAGATTTGTCCATCGGCTGGTACCTCTAACTCTGAGGTCATGTTTGTGTACTTAGGCAGCTCATCAGTTGGGTCTAAAGCACTATCAAGATTAGTCCTCCACATTTCTGTAAAAGGATTGCTTGAGATAGCAGCAGTCAGCGGCTTTGGCTTGCTTACCCATTGGTTAACGATTGCCGATGGGTTTGTGTTATCATATTGCCATGTATAGTAATTAGTATCGGCCTCAAGCCATACATGGACTGGGTTGATTGTGTTTATATTGACATCTTGACCAACATCGACAGAGATTTGCAGCCTATCCCCTTTTTGAACATAAAAAGGTGTACTTTTTAGGTAGTGAATAAAGTCAGTACCAGTTACATCATCATGCTCGACTACAAAATATCTCTCTTTCTCATAGCCGTACTCAAACTCCTTAATCAGCTCCCCTCTGGCTCCTGCTTGTTGATAAAGGTCCAACCAGACCCCACCTGTTCCATCCCCAGCTCTTGCCAATACCCATCCCTCTGGTCTATAAACCCCGGTAGAGGTTGGGGCAGTAGGATCGGGAGCTTCAACCTCCTCACCTCTCTCAAAATCTATGTTTTGGACTATCTCGGCTGGATAGTTATAGTCAAACGTATGCTTAACCGCTTTGTAGGGCCTTTGCAGGCTTAACCTAGCATCATCGTTCATAAAGGCCATGTCATACTCAGCTCCAATATCTTTGACCAAAAGTGGCGCATCAAAGGCAATAGGCTCGCCTGTATAGTCGAACTTACAAACCCTTTTAATCGCATAACCAGCTTCATCGGTTGAACGGATAAACCAGACATTCTTTTGCTGGCTGATATCGCAGAACTCTTTAAGTATCTTTTCAAGTACTGAATAGCAGTTCTCAAGCTCCCCTATGCTCGTTTCAAAAGTCTGAGCATTTAGGTAAAGCATATTGTAAAAATGGTCAGCGGGTGCATCGTATGTAGCTAAGACCTCAAGTAGATTCATTTCCACCCAGATAGGCAATTGCAGCCCGGTCTTTTCTAAGCACCAGCTAATATATTTGATTAACGGATGCGGACCAGTCAAGTATCTACCCTCGTTATCTGTTAAAGGTAAATCTCTTAAAAAAGCTATGCCATCTGTGGCTATTAGCTCTAAGACATTGGGGTCGGGCTGAAATGTCTGCCCCAAGTCCGAAATAGAAAGCCAGCCAGTAAACACTATCTCTGTGTCTGTACCGACCGCAATCTCTACTTTATATTGATTATCGCCACCACCAGCAAAGGTCATGGCATTGACATCATCATTAGTAAAAACCCTTAGTCGGCAGCTTTTACTCTTAATGACGGTAAATTTATCCTCTGAGTTGTCAACGGTCTGAAATACCACAGGGGCATCGGCTGTCTCTAGCTGTACCTCTGTCTCATCATCCTCGGCAGTATTTGTAATCTTGATAAAGATAGTCTGCTCATTCGCACTATTGTCCGAATAATCTACTTGCGTATTGACAAAACTACCTAAATAAAAATTAGCCATTGACTCTTAATTGACTCCTTTGTGTTCTGGCATAAGCCAAAATAATATCTTGTCCTCTTAATGTTGTTCCACCGCCTGACCTTCCACCTAGCATCGAGGCCAATCCTTGACCAAAGCTAGGCAGCTCATCATTAGGTACAATAGTGCCAGCGACATTGGGCACAAATAACTCTGGGCCTCTTTCACCCACTAAGTATGTTTTATTACCGCTTACTGGTCCACCCTCTGCCCTTGCGCCTCCAAAATTCTTTAATAATTGCGAGGCAGCTATCGTGGCGATACCTAATCCGATGGCGGCTGTACCGGGTATCAAAATACCACCAGCACCCAATATTTTGTCGATTCCATCCTTTGCAATACCATAAGCTATCAAAGCCTTACCTATTGCACTAAGTAGAGAGCTAATTACATTCAATATGCCCTCACCAAAGTTCTCACCCGATAAAAGGTTACCTAAACTTTCACCGATACCCTCTAAACCTTGTTGTAAAGCATTTTGCAAAGCTTGTGATAAGTTACTAGCAAACTCCAAAACAGCCTGATCCGCACCAGTAGCCACCAAATTGGGCTTAATGGGTATTTTTACATCTTTAGGGTCTGTCTGTATATTCTTTATCGCCTTTTGTAAGTCTGGCAATAAACCACCTAAAGGGCCAGCTAACTTAGCCTCAAATTCGCTAAGATTGCTAATCCCAGGTATTAAATTAAAATCAAATTTTACATCAGCAGTTCCACCAGTTGGGGTCGGCAACTCAATTCCAACTTGCTTAGTTACAATCTGAGATAAGATTCTATCCCTTTCTCTTAATTGTGCGGATAGCTGAGTATTTAAGTCAAGTTGTGTGCGTTCCTCTTTGGTTAATAACCTAGCAGCTTGTATTCTGCCATCTAAGCCTCTTTTAAGGCCTAAGTCAATAACTTGAGTAGTAGCACCAGCTTTCTCTAGCTTTAGTATTTCGGTAGTAATGTCCTCAAGCTCTTTGGTCAAAATAGCGACCTCGGACCTTGCCACCAAGCTAGCCGTATATTTTTGATAGGCTAAGCTAAGCGCATTAACTAGATTTTCCTCGTTTTTAAGATCGCCAAAATACTGAGGGTTAATAGCTCTGAGCTTTTTAAGTATTCCCTCTTTTTGGCCCCTTGTTGTGTTCTCTGAATTTAGGGCAATAATTAACTTATCAATCTCTACCCTTTCTCTGGCTATGCCCTCAAATATAGCTCTTTGCTCATCAGCTACTTTCTTACTCTGCTCGGCCAATTGCTTTGCAGATTGACTAGAGCTAAATAACCTATCCCCAAATGTAATGAGTAATGATGTAACCGTAGAAACCGCTAAAGCAATACCAGCAGGACCAGCCAACTGACTTAATAAAGCCTTAAAAGCCCCTCCGGTAGTTCCAGTAGTGGCTTTAAGTTGATTAAATGAGCTAATTAAAGGGTCAATGTTATTGGCTATACCAATAAGACCAAATGGCGCATCTTGCACCACTCGGCTAAAGTTCGTTAAGGTAGATGTGGCTTGGCCTGTTACATTCGGTAAGGTCCTAATCTTTTGACCAGCATTATCGACCGCATTGCCTAACTGGACAGCATCTTTAGCAGTCTGGTCTAGCTCCTTGTTTAGTTTATCTAAACCGCTAACCGCACTACTGACATCAGCCGCTATCTTTATTTGCATCTCAGCCATTCTGCTTCGTTTTTAGCCTTCGTAAAGCCTCTCTTTCTTTCTTGGCCTTTAGTAGTGCCCTGATTTGCTCTTGATCTAAATCTGTCTTAGATTCAAGTTGCCAGCTATCCATGACAAACCTAGCTCCATTCCCTTTACCTATCAGAGCCTCGCATATTAAAGCTGTCTGAAACCTCAATAGAATAGACTCTGTCTTTACCTTTTCGATATAGCCCTTTCTTAGCAAAAGGTACTCATCGACCTCCAAACCGTAAAAGTCAACCGGAAGCAGACCAATCTGGCCAAAGGCTTCCGACCTCATCTCATCCCAAGTTAAGGATTTGCCACTTGGGTTGGGGCTTCCCCCTGGTCTTTAGGTTTATTAGCCTCTACAAACTTATTGATAAGACTGGCAGCATCGGTCTCATCCATTGCACCGACCCACTCTTGGACCTGCTCAATAGGAATAAAATCCTTGATGCCATTGACCTTGTTATAGCAGTTTAACCCACCATAAACGAGACCACAAATAAAATCAAATTGCTTGTCGGGCTTGCTTAGAAGCTCGGACATTAACAAAGGGTCAGAAGATGTAGCCTCTCCGTAGAACTTTGAGAACCACATCTTACCGACATCCAATGTAACCTCTTTACCTCCGATTGTGTGTGTGATTTGTTTCATGTGTTATTAGCTTGCTGGTTCTGTATCAATGTCTCCCTCAATCTCGATGGTCATTGTGAATTTAGCAGTCTGACCGCTAACATTCTGCTGACCAAGAGCTGAAATCCAACCGTAGCCACCATGATAGATAGTCTCGGCTGAATCTGTAAGATGCCAGTACTTTTTAGTGTTGTTGGCATACAGAGTTTGGAAATCATTGAACGAAGCCTCGTTAGCATCAGGAACTGTGTCAACTACCGCATTCAAGGTGAAACGGTTGTTCTGAGGTCCTAATACTTTCAAAGTTCCACAGTTAGTCTCATCACTAACTACGTTGCGGCTGCCATCGAATGATCCCTCACTCTGGCAAACAGCCGACTTTCTTGCACTACTCGGGCTGTCTGAGTATTCGATAAACATCACACTGCCGGAGATTGTTGTAGCATCTGCCATTTGTTTTTATTTAATTTTGATTAAGAATATGCTCATATCTGAGTAAAAGCCTAAATGTCTTTTCAGAGCCATCATCTTCGTAAAGTTCGGTCTCTGATTGTATGGTGATTTGTGTTATCTGATGGTCTGGTATGGTTATGCCAAAAGAATTAGGACCAAGAATAATCTCATCGTAAATCTCTTGGGCTATATCGTAAGCAGTCTTACTATTCCCTAATGTAGCGAATTTAGTTAAAATATCCACCACAATAATAGCAGACTGAAAAAATGCAGAGTTATTGAGGTCTGTCTGGGTACTACCCTCTGACCTTATTAGTACATAGTTGCCATTCTGAGACAAAGGCACAGCATCCTTATAGACTGGCACAGAGATAACCCCATCGAGGGTCTTGTACCATTCTGTTTTTAGGTCGTATAGTGCGGTCTTAAATGCCATCTAATACTCTTGTTACATTCGTTATTAATCTCTCTCTAACTATGGGTATCTGCTTAAAGAAAAAAGGCTTAGGGCTTATTCCCTTTCTAAATATAGACCGAGCAATCAAAAAGGCTGCTCTGTCTGCCTCTTTACCCTTTGCAATCCCCTTTCTTTTTACCCATCCTTTGATAGCATCTATCAGCTTCAAAGTTCCCGATCCTTTTGCCCCCTTAAATTGGCTGGCATACTCCTCGGTCCCTGGGTATGGGTTGAATTTGGTCTTAGTGCCAAACTCGATAAATGGAGCATAAAAGGTGTTAGCAGAAACCTCGTAAACCATGTCTCCGACTTTGCTTTGGGTTATTGACCTTAACAAAGTGCCCCTATCTCCCCCCTGACTGGCTAAATCTCTTTTGGCTAGGCCTACAAACTCAATGGCTGCCGCTTGTAACTCAGCATCGACCTCTGTCTTTACCTCTTTACTAGCTGTTGCAATGCGACCTTTCAACGCATCCAACCCAATGACATTAACCTTAATCAAGCTCAAAAATTGCTAATGCAGTTACCTCCCAATAAAATCGCTTCTCATCTATCCTACGGACACTACCAATTGAATAAGTCTGTCCAAAATACTCTATTCTGTAATCTGGGGTGATATTGTACCCTCTAAAAGGCAGCCTAAAGGTTTTAGTATCTGACATTTCTGTCCGACCATCCGCTTGACTTCTAGACCCACCGCCATCCTCTACCTCAGCCCACATCTTGTAGGTTGTAGCCACCGACTCGGTAGCATCTCCATTGGCATCAATGGTCTGGGTATATTTTAGCAGCTTTATGGGCTTTAGGTTACCTATCATCCTAACCAGTTAACAGTTTTATATCTTGATGCCAAATTCATGGCCTCGCGGCTCATGCCATCGACATTCTCATCCCCTCTATTAGTGTATCTGTAAGCCACCTCTTTGTACATGGCATCTTTTAACCCTTTAGGTAAGTTAATAAAACCAGCTTCGTAAAGCATGGTCATATTTTCGTACTTAGGGTTTTTTAAGAGTCGGCCATTCAAAGAGACCTCAAAATCATCTGTGCTGATACTATCCCCCTCGTCATCTTTTACATTCAAGATGGTATTAACTGGACCAAAGGGAATCTCAAAGTTGCCAGCCAAATTCGTGAACTCAATCTCCCAAGTTTTGGGGATTAAGCTCAGGCCAGTAAACTCCTCAATCCTTTCTCTAGCTGACCGAATAAGCTCCGCTATCAAAGCATCATCATCATTAAAGTCAGATGATATACTTTCGGACTGATCAATAAACCCCTCGAGCCTGAGATAGTTTTTTACCTCGGCAACGGTTAAGGGTTCAGTCAACCCCGATTCGGAGGTCTGGTCCTCCCAGTCAATTAGTAGATTGTATAGCATAGAGATTTATTAAAAAAAGGGGCCAGCCGAAACCGGCCCCACCACATCAAACCACAGCACCTATTTAGAATGATCCGTAGATCATGGCATCTGTTCTCATGATGTTGATGTCTTCAAAACACTCAACACGAGCAGTTACCAAGTTGCGCTGGAAGTTGTCGCTATCTTCGTAGCTAAACTCAACACGCAATCCTTCTGTCTCTACACGCTCGATGTAGTTAGCATCGATGATAAGAGCTTTGTCGTTAGTAACCCAGCTTGCACCGATAACAGGTACACCAGCGATACGGATATTTCCGTTAGCATCGATAGCGAAACCACCAGGTACAGAGTAGTCAGTAGGCTTAGTCTTTAACAAGTCAGCCCATTGAGCATAAGATACTAAAGCAAAAGAAGCGTCAAAGTTGGCATCCAGTTGGTTGGCAATCCAGTCAACCAGTTGCTCAGCGTCAACAGTAGCAGCAGTAGTTGTAGAACCAGTTGCAGCAAGACTTGCTACGTTAAAGAAAGTAGCGTTCTCTTTCTTGTAGAAATCACGCAGCAGCATTCTCTGCAAAGTGTTCTGCAAGAAAGGAAGTTGGAACATCATCTGCTTAGAGAAACGAGCAAAACCAGCGATATAGTCAGATACTACTTTCACCTCAGTAAGGTCGTAGTCAATCTGGCTCTTAGGGTTACCCTCAGTCTGAATTCCGATAGAACCTTCAGTTCCAGTCTCACGATAGGTAACATAAAGGCCAGTAGGAGATACAGCAGTAGGGATAAGGTCGCGGAAGTTCACTTTCTGCGCAGGAACCAAACCTTGACGCTGGTTGTAAGTAGCCTGACCATCTCCAGTCAAGTTGTTACCCAAAGTCATTGTACCGACAGCTTTGAGGTCGATAGTCAGCTTTGCATTTTTGTTTCTCTGAAATTCGTTGATTTCAGCTTGCTTAGCTTCAAAAGCCTCAGCGATAGCCTCGTTGTAAGCCTCACCGAAAGACTTGTTCTTGTTGTCAACCTTCTTAGCTGACTTCTCAGCAATCAGTTGATCAAGAGCAGCTTGGTTCTTCTTAGCAGCCTCATCCATTGTTACGACAGCAGCCTTTACCTCGGCTACATCATTTTTTACACCAGCAATAGCAGCCTCATTGGCAGCTTTCATCTTTTCTACTGACTCGGTAGCTGATTTTACCGCAGTCTCGATGCTTTTCAATTCTTCCATTGTTAGGAATTTAATTTAGTTAATAAATTGTTTAAGTTATGCTTCAATTCACTCAAATCTACCTCCGGCTCCTTAGTCTCTGCAACTGCCTCAGCGGGTTGCTCCTCTTTAGGAGTGGTATCTATTGAAATAAGTGATTTAATTGCCTCGTTAATTTGTGCGACTCTGATCTCGATAAACTCGAAAGCATCATCAGAGAAGCGGCCATCTTTTAATGACTTTAAGAGCATGCTAAGCTCTTTGCTAAGTTTGGCATGGTTGTCAAGGATATCTTGACTAGTCAATGACTTGCCCACCTCTAAAGTAGGGGTATTCATGTTAGCACCCCAAAGGACTGCCGAACCTTCAAAAAGCAGAATCTCTTTAATAAGGTTGTACTCACCCTCTTGGCTTTTCTGGTTCTCTTGCTTGATTGTTCTAAAACCTACTGAGTGCTGGTTGATATGACCAGACTTGTAGAACTCCAGTACATCATTACCCCATGTAGTGTTAGGCACATCGGTTATCCCAACCAGATAGTCCTTTTCTACATACAGCTCAGAAAACTTACCGATAGCCGATTTTAGGCTTGGATTGTGGTCTGTCAGATGCCAAATAAGGTTAGCCCCTTTAGGACCTCTCTCTGCCAGCGTTTTGTTATAGGCATTAAAATCAATGACATCGTTGTCAAAGTCTTTAGAACCCATCTGGCTGATAGCAACCTTTACCTTGCGGGTTGTCGTAGAGACATCCTGCACTGAGTTGCTAAGTGTTTTTTGTTCAAAGTATCTTTTCATATTCAATATTTTGGGAGGGTTGATCCTGGTTATTATTTCATGATTCCGCAGTACTGGCCGTAGCCGATCAAGCTCCTCCCCTATTTATTAATCTTCCTCTGCTATCTCTTTTAGGTACAACAATCCAAGAACATCTGCAATTTATGACCATCCCTGCCGAACCACCCGGAGCTAAAGGATATTCAATCTGCTCCTTGCTCCTAGGGTCCACAAAGTTGTCGTAAAAGTCCACTACTTGTCCATCCATGTGATAATGGTCTTTAGGTTGCTCGGGTCTAAAACCTCTGGTCCTAGTATCTCTAAAAGCAATCCATTCTTTGACCATTTCGTAGTTAAAGGACTCAGCCGATGCTTTTACCCCAGTATTGGCAGCCCTGCCGACCTCTGTTCTGATTATCCGCTCCGCTTGCATGGCAGTAAAGCCAGACTCCTGAAACAGCTTAACAATCTCATCGACCGTTAACTCTTTAGCGATTGAGGATTGCAATACTAGGATTAAGTGATTCCTAAGTGTCTCCGAGGTCTTAACTACCGCATATTGCAGTAGGGTCCTTTCAAGCTCATCCATTACGAACTTTGCCCACTCCTCTGATCTGCCTATCCCTTTTTGCCCAGCTTCTCTACGGATTAGCTTGTAGGTCTGGTTTGCCCAGTAAACCCCAACTGACTTGTAAATAGCCTCAATTGGTTTATAAAGCTCATCATTCCAGAGCATTGTCCGTAAGTCCACCAAAGCCTGTCTGGGACCTCGTTTCTTTATTGTACCTATCAAAGAGCTGACAACCTTATCGAGTTGTCTTTTGACTTTAGGATAGTGAGTCTTGCCGAATTTGCGATTCGTGTTCGCAAACTGCTTCGCATACTCTGTTCTCTCCTTGTCTGTCATTCATCAACCTATTTTTTAAGGCCAATCGCTTAGCCTCC